GTACGGCGGGCGGATTATGCGGGTGGGTTTAGGAGGTTCGACCTCGAAGGTTTGGATAAGGGCCGGGAACCTTCTGCGGCTTGGCTGGAGGAGTCGGTTTAGGTGCATGGTCAGCAGTTCTGCTCTTTCGGACTGGAACATTCGGTGGTCTCCTTACCCCTTAAAGTTTTGACAAGATTGTCCGAGCCTCTTCAACCAGCTGCTCAAGTGCCGCCTTGACGCCTGCCGCCACTGCTCTCTCAAGGGCTTTCTGTAAGTCAGGCACCTCCAAAGATGCGGGAGGCTCGGGTTTGGCCTCTGACGCAGGGGCCGCTTTAGGCTTTACGGCCTTCGGCTTAGGAACGGCCTTCTCTTTCACTTCCGGATGCACCTCAACCAACGCCACACCGCTTGCAGTGTCCAGTGTGATTGCAGAGGAGAACTTGTCCGACAGGTGGAACCGATTAGCAAAATTGGTGGCGTGGATGCTGATGTACTCTTTGCGTTTGTGGAGCCGGTGCGCCCCTTCGGTCTCGTGTTTGGTCAGCCTGAGCCTGACGTTGCCCCTCACGCTGTCATAACTGAGCAGGGCGTACTCGAAGTCGTCCAAGGCGAACTCTTTCCTGGCGGCGGCATTAAAGACGAACTGACCGCCCTTGCCGTAGACTGCCAGTTTAGGTATTGACGATGGCTTGCCGCCCCTGGTGCTTTTTACTGGTGATGCGTTCAACATTTATTCCTCCTCCAAGTTTTTCTCGGCTATGCGGGTGAGGTCGATGGTCTGGCTAGAGGCGAACGGGTTATCGTCATCGATAGCTTTCACTCGAAAAACTGTCGCCCTGCTGTCCGGGTCTCTCAGGGTGTTCAGGGCCGACATGGCGGCGTCGATAGGGGAGAGGGCAGGCAGTTCGATCTCCCAGGATACGTGGTACTCTTTGTAAGTTTCCATCCCATCCTCCTTAAATTTCCCAGCCGAACATAACCGGATCATGGTGCCCTTCAAACATTACCGAGAGGGCGTAGTCGTCGTAAGGTATCTGCTCGTCTGCTTAAAGGTCTTCGTTATCCGCTGCGGCGACTTCTTTCTGGCCGAACTTGAACGCCTGGGCCTCATCTTCGGCCTCGACATGGGCCACATAAACGTCCTGGCCCTGCGGGATGTCCGCGCAGAGGTAGTCCGGACGGAGTAAAACGACGGTGTATTTTTTATTCATCCTTCAGCCTCCATTTTCATAATAGTTTTAACTATCTCAATATACTGCCGATACTGTTTGCCGTGGTCGGTGCCGTTGTGTTTTTTCTCCACTGCGGACTCGAAAGCTGCGAGGTCTCCGCGAAAACAGCCGCAAACGACTTGGACAGTCTCTCCTAGCCAGTATGTCGTAGTCTGGGCGCTGCGGGAACCGATCTTCTTGCCAGTGTACCTGTTCGGGTTTTCCTTGAAGTCGGAGCAGTCGGAGCAGTAGCGACAGTCGGAGCAGCCGGAGCAGTCGGAGCAGTAGCGACAGCCGGAGCAGTCGGAGCAGTAGCGACAGCCGGAGCAGCCGGAGCAGCCGGAGCAGCCGGAGCAGCCGGAGCAGTCGGAGCAGTCGGAGCAGTAGCGACAGCCGGAGCAGTCGGAGCAGTAGCGACAGTCGGAGCAGTCGGAGCAGTCGGAGCAGTCGGAGCAGTCGGAGCAGTCGGAGCAGTTTGTGAGGGTCTTTGAAAAGTTCTCGGCCTGGACTTCGGTGTAAATGTCAGCGTCCCAGCGGTTATTATTGTCGTCGTAGTACCAGCCATTTTTTAAGATCATTATCTCTCCTCCTCCTCGAAGTGAGTCTCCGCCATGCGCAGGATAGTCTGCGGGTCCAGGCCCTCTTGATGGGCGAGGTGGAGGAGGTTGGTGGTGAGGTCGATAATATCGGTCCAGGTGTCGTCCTCCCGCTCAGGCAGGGCGTTCAAGGCTTCGTCGGCTATTGCTGCTCTTTCTTCGTTTGTCATTTGTCTTTCCTCCTTAATTGTCTTTAAACTGCCCCGGTGGTTAGCCGGGGCGCTGGTGGCTATCGCCTGTGTGGGGATTGCTGGCCTTTACTCCAGCGGCGTCATGGTGGGCCTCCTATCGGGTTTAAATGGTATCTACTCCAAAAATGCCGGTTGTTGTCCGGCCTCCACTGCCTCAACCCCGCTCTCTTGCGAGATTACGGGGCGGGCTTTCGAAGGTTTTTGGTGGAGCAGACGGGACTCGAACCCGCGCACTGTCGTTCACATTGGTGATCAAACCCAATGCATTGTGGTGCGACCGTGTTGCCTTACATACACTAACTGCCCCTCGTCCTTTTTTAAAGTCTCTCCTGGCCATACCGAGCATTTTCCGGCGTCCTCTCCTTAGCGACTGCTTCCAGTCCTTTATTTACCAGGCTGTTCGGGTCAAGCAGCGCCTTGAAAGTCAGGCCGACCATCTCTTGGGTGTGCTTCATGCTGTCGTCCCGGCCCTTACGGAGGATCGCCACCAGTTCCTTGTAATGCTCCAACTCCCTGCGAAGGTACTCGATCTCGGACTGCATGTTGATAATTTGGTGGGCGAAATCCACCACGTCAGGGTAGTTGTGCTCGTCTTGGTCTCTCATTTCCTTTCTCCTTTTTAATCTTCCTGGTTAAATTTCCGTTCTTTCAATGTTGCCGCCACGCCACGCAGCGTGACCAGCATGTGTCTTGGGATCACGTAGTCCCCGGATTCGTACCGGTTGACCGTTGCACGGGACACGCCGAGCAGGACGGCGAGCTGGGCCTGGTTGAGTCCGTATTCTTTGCGGATGAATTTTAAATGCTCAGGTTTGGCAGATGGGCCAGAATCGTCTGAGGATGCCCTGTGCGGGCCGACCGTCGGCCTGGGTATGTTACCGTCCTCGTCTTGGCTGTCGTGTGCCAGAGAGAGGAATCGGTGCAGTGCTGAGGGCGCGTGCTGGCTGCGTTCGATCTGTTCCCATTCTTCAGGGAGGCGATAGAACTTCTCCGCTGCCTCTGAGATAGTCCAGCCAAGATTTACTCGGAGGGCCGCGATGTCCTGGCCGGAGTAGGTGGGAGACGGCGGCGAGGCCAGGAGCAGATTGTTGATCTGGCTGTCCTGTTTGACCGAGACCTTTACTAGTCCGGTCTCCTTCCGCTGGAGGGTCCGGATGTCCATCAGGAGGTGGTCGGCCAGTTCGGCTTGGCTCATTTCGAGCGCGACTCGCTTGAGGAGGATCAGGTGGTTTATTGGTTCAGTGTACATATCGGCTCCTTGAGGTTGGTCTTAAATCTTATGACTGAGTTGTAACACTGTCGGCAAGAGCTGTCAAGAAAAAATGTTGCGAGAGGTTACTTTTCAGTTAACAAATTAAGATTTGCTGTAATATCCACAAGATAGCTTTTTTGTAGGAAGGTGTAACATCCTTACGGCATGAAATTTTGCGGTTTTTAGAGTTTTTTGTAACATGGTTACGGCAGAAATTGGCGTTTTTGGTGTATGAAAGAAACAAATTTGAAAAAATCGTGCAGTAAAATGTGCTTGAAATCATTGAATAAGTGGTTTTTGGTTTATTAAAAAAATTTTTATTAGAGAGAGATATATTTATTTTATGCCGTAATGATGTTACAAGGGAATTGTGCGGTGTTGTTAGGAAGGGGCGACGGGTTGCCAGGGCATGTAACATCCTTACGGCATAAATTTTAAAAGTTCTGGTTATTTTTTTTTTTTTTTAATAAAGTAAAATTTTTATTATTACTTATTATCTTATAAAATATATAATAATACTAGGGCTTTTGCGGTGGCTGCCCTCCAAAAAGTTTGTGAAAAAATTTTTGGCCATTTGTTTCTTTCATACACCTAGATTTCACTTTTCTGCCGCTTTGTGTTACTTTTGGATGTAACAATTATCCGCCATTGTTACACTTTGATGTAACAAAAGCCGGCATTTATTACATTTCTTTGTTGAAAAAATCCAGGCCATGTTACATTTGTTGTATCTTTCCTGCCGTGTTTTGTTACTTAGAAGTGTTGATGTAACATTTTGCGGCAGTGGTTTTCTCTTCGGAAAGGAGTATTTTGATCCCTTGATTTGTTAACTCAAATGTAACAATTGTTACACCACCACTTTTTTCTTGGCCTGTTTTTTGGTAAAATCGCCAGTTTTGTTAAAATAGTTAGGCCGGCCTAAATCTCGCTGCTGTGTTTTGCTACACCGTTTTGTTACTCCATCTGTAACAAATGTTACTCCTAGTTAACAAAGTTTTTCCCTCGCGCCTGTCGCCGATGTTACATTTGCTGTAACATAGGGCGGTTTTCCCTCCCTATTTGTTAACTTGCTGTAACATTTGTTACTCTTAGTTAACGTTTTCTTGTAACGTTTTGCTACTCTCAGGTAACAAAAAAGCCCCACCTCATGTAACAAGGTAGGGCAATTTTCGTGTTCGAAATAGGGCGTTTTAGTCTCTTACCAGGTACGTTACTCCCTGATATTTTACCTCGTGGTAGTCCATTCGTACGCCGTCGGCGGTCGCTTCCCAGTCGATGACTAACCATGAGTGGCTGTCACCTACCGCTCCAAGGTCGTCGGCCAGGTCTTGCACGTAGCTTACCCACTCACTTTCCGGAATCATGGTGTTGCCATGCATCCATTCAGAGACTTCCTTTTCCAAGCCATTCAACTCGTCTAACTCTTCCTGGTTTTCTTCAATCCAGGTGGCAAGGTCCGCTTGCGCCGCCTCGAAATCTTCTTGCGCCTCGTCCATTGCATCCTCGTTTTCCTCGGTTTTATCCTCCTCCCTCGCGTCCTGATACTCTTGTTTTGCTGCTGCCAGTTCTTCCCGCTTCTCTTCTAAGTCTTGCTCCAAGGCTTCTTTCTCTTTCCGCAATTCACACTGGCGCTTGTATAAATCTCTGGTATCTAGGTATTGCATATCTTTCCCTCTCCAATTTTTAAGTTTCCCTAACTCCCCATTACGGGAAGGTTCGGAGTTTTTAGAAATCCTGTACGATAAAAGAGCCGTCTTCCTTGCCCTCGTCGTCTTCCTCAACATCGATCCTGATAACCAGCGTCCGGTCCTCGATATCGGAAATCGTCGCGTATTCCTCGCCGTAGGCGCTCTGAAACTCGGCCAGGTTTTCATACTCCGTGAAATCGCAGCAGATAGCAATAACGTCAAGCTCCATTTCTTCGCCCGAATTAGCCTCGAAATCTTCCAAGTATTCAAACAAGGATTCCAGCCCTGCGTAACTGAAGTTCTCAGGGCGAGTTTTCTTGAAAGCGTCGATAAAGTCTGATTTGGACACTGTTTGTTTCATGATTTTCTACCTCCCAAAATTAAAAATATAGTTCATAACAAGCTGTCGCCTGATACTGAGATGCAGCCGAAAATAATTGTCGGACATAAGGCTTTTCAAGGCTTGACGGATAAGATAGGATTTCATTTTTTAGGCTCCTTAGAATAAGGTTTGTCCAGCCATTGACCAATCGGCCAGGTTTGATTCGTGGAATAACAGTCGGATTTATAACAAAGCTTGTGAGGCGGAAAGAAAGTATTATCGTACCATTCTTTATCGGAAATATATTGCGGCGCGTAGTATTTGCCATTGTTGGCCGGAGTTAGCGCCCACGTTGGGACGTGATCCATAGTGAATCTGTTGACATAATTTCTTTTTGCTTTTTCGAAGTTCATCTCTTCACCCCCACTGTAAAAGTTTTGGTGTATGTATCGCCATTCGGCATTTCCAGCCAATCTCCGTTAATTTGCTCTTTTGCTATATCCTGGCATTCTTGATATATTATTTTGCTCAGAACAGCATAAGCTATACCGTGACCTGATAATGCCGCTGTTAATCTCTGCGCTATTCTGCACCCTGTATTTTCCATAATGTTTCTCCCATTTAAAATTATTCTGTTTTAACCATTCCCGGAAACGAGCTGCTTTAACAACTCGCTTCGAGCAAGGGTCAAATTATTTATCTTCTTTCCAGTGCCCAGCTATGGCAGCAATCGCCGCCTGAATGTTCTTTGGGCTCCGGCCAGTAAGTTTTGCGTAGCTGCGACAATGAGAGGCCACGGCTGGAGCCATCCATTCTTTGTCGCGACCGTCAAAAGTATCGCCAGCTACGTCTTTAATATACTTGATCCAGAATATTTCGTGCGTCTCTTTAAGTTTCTTCATTTCCTCGTCCCCTTGCGGTTAGGTGTTATTTAGCGGGTAAGGACATATACTTGCCGTCTACTGGATTACGCAGGACAACCGTCGCACCTTTCGGCCAGTAGATAGCCTTGTGGCCATAGAAGTCAATTTCCAGGGTAATGTGATTGTTGCGCTTAATAGTGTGAATAGCTCCCGCCACCTTGACTACGTATTCCATGTTTGCCATGTGCTTACCTCATTAGTTAGTGTTAATCATTAATCAATCTATGATGGTTAAAATGTAACATCTTGTTACGGGAGTTACAAGTATTATTTTACTTGCGTTACGTTTTTTATTTGATTGTGTCTAGACGGACGGGATCTTGCCTTGCAGCTCGACGTTCGGCCAGAGGTAGACCGAGAGGCAGTGCGGGCTAGATGGGATGGGTACCCCATGCTCGATAACCCAGGCAAGCCCCTTGGGGGGACGCGCCCCGGCCGGGTCGGCCTTATATCATGGGTACGCAACTGCGAAACCCAAAATCCCTTCGTTTTTTCGTTAACCCTGTTCCAGAATTTCCCCACCCCATCCTGGCCTAAATTTCCGTAAACCCAGTAACCTCCCCATTTTCCGTAACTCCCCTAACTTTCCTCTTGACAACTCTACGACTTTCGTGTTACCGTGACCTAAACTCAGAGAGGAGGAGAAAATGAAGACGATGGACGACAAGTATGGCGACGGGACGGACTGCGTGGTGTGCGAAGACTGCGGCATGTGCATCACCTGTGGCGACTGCAGGGACCACGGCTGTGGCAATGAAGTAGTGAGAGACACCCTCCTCTCCGACCTCGAGAGGATCTTGGAGGAGAAGTGATGCTAGAGATCATTTACGACGAAGAAGATCAGGCCGCGTTCGACGCCGCTATTAAGGCAATTCAGGACTTTGACAAGGAGTTCTTTGGACTGGCACAGGCGGCAGGGGTGGAGGCGCACATCGCCAGGAGGCAGTTGCTGGATAGCCCTCAAAGGCAGGCCCTCCTTAGAACCGCTTTGCAAATCCGTAACTGCATGGTTCCTAAGTACGTTCTAAAACCCTAACCCACCAAAAAAGTAACAAACCCTCACTTTCCACTTGAACTTTTGTCCTAATTAGGGTAATACCTGATATATGGACAAGTCTATTGCACATAGCCAATCCGGCTTACCCAACTTCCTGGAAGACGCCAGCTTCGGCCTCGACGACGTGGTCCAAGATAACTGGCTGGACGACCTGCTGACCGAGACGAAAGCCAAGAACGCCAAATCCAAAAAGTCCAAAAACCTACCAACTCCGCTCGTCCCGGCCCCTGTCCCGCCCACCTGTCAATGGGACCCGAGACTCGTTCTCGACCTGGCGATCGCGGTCGACGACCTCTCAGTTATCCTTGCCCGCTACGACCTCTCAGAGGCCGAGTTCAACCTGTTATCAGACACTCCCGTCTTCCGGCGAGAGCTAGCCCTTGCCATGCGCGATGCCCGGGAGAACGGCGTCGGGTTCCAAGTCAAGGCAAAAATTCAGGCCGAGAGCTACCTGTCAGTATTAGACTCTTTGGTCTACGACAGCAACACCCCGGCCTCGGTCCGGCTGGAGTGCATCCGCTCGGCCGTGCAGTGGGGCGCTCTTCTTCCCAAGGAGGCGAAGTCCGACAGCACTCAGAACGCTACGCAAATTAACGTTTCGATCTCATTTTGAGGAGTTACAGGTTAAATATGGGTCCACGAAGCTCTCTTTCTGATGTTGTTAATAGCACCTTTAGACACCTCGTAGGTTTTTGCGAGGGTCGCGGTGTTTACATCTGTGAGGGACCGTATCTCCTCAACCTGCTCGGCGGTGAGTTTTCTGGCATGAGCGTTTTTGACTTTCTTCCTGGCAGGGCTACCAGTTCCGAGCGCAACTCCTACGTGCCCCCACATCGCTCCCTTTTTTATAAGGTAGATGGTGTGCTTGCACACGCCGTAAATTTTAGCGATCTCGATCTGCATAAACCGCTTATTTCGAATAAGGTCGCAGATTTCTCTCACTTCCTGAGATGTAAGTTTAGCATTGCTATGCCCGTCTCCGAAGCATTGGCGGTTCCTGGAGACTTTGTCGGCGACGTTGTCAGCGTGAGTCCCAGAGAGAAGGTGGTCAGGGTTGACACACTTCCTATTGTCGCATTTGTGGCGGATAACTGTACCCTTGGGTTGTTTTCCAAACTCCCTCTCATAGGCGTATATGTGAGGGAGGGTCTGAAGTTCTTTGTAGGCAAATCTACCATACCCATCAGGGCGAATGGTTCCGAGCCACTCGAGGCACCCTTGTGCAGTAGAAGTGGTAGGAATTTTATGGGAAAAACTGCAATCTTCACTGCAAAACTGCGCAGAAGATCGGCCGTCGGCGAGGAACTCAGTTCCGCAGTGGATGCATTTTTTAGTTTTCATAGGACTATAATAAACCGTATATATGCTTTTGTCAACATGAAAGTAGTATATGGTGTTAATCCGTGTTAAATATTTTATCTTAGGAGCCAACCATGGCCGGAGCCACTCAGTCGTTTCTCAGGGAAAACACCAACACCAGCGCTAACGATCTGCCCGGCGAGTCCAAGGGGTTCTTGTTCTCCTTCGTGGCCGACGACACCACGGCGGCGTTCACTGCCTTCACGACTGAGCAGTCCTTCGACGGTGCCCTTGCCGCGATCGGCGCCAAGTTCGGCACCACGGCCCCTGACAGCCTGACCATCACCGTCACTGACGTGGCAGGTATCCCAGTCGCCTCCGGCACCATCACCGCCGACGGCTACATCCAGCTTGACCGGCCGATGTTCTTCGTGCCCGGGCCGCTCACCATCACGCTGACTGGGAACACGACGGTAAGTGCAGAGGCCACTGTCCCCTTGGTGTTTGCATAATGACTAAGCGCTACTCACCCAGCCGGTTCCACGCGACACTTGGTGGAGGCCTTGCCCTGCCTCGCACCGGCCTATTGTTTAGGGCGTTGGTAGCAAACGGCCTGAGTGATGATATCGGCTTATCTGTAAGCGATGCACCCCTGATAGACCCCGCCCTATGGAGCACATTCTTTGCGCTCGATGGCGAAGGGCAGCCAGTATCAGTGCTCGACGCGGCAACCATTATCGCAAACATCCAGGCAAGCCCTCTGCTCGATATCGGCACGTTGGTTGGTACTGCGGCTAAGGGGTATGCTCTTTATGCCTACAATACAGCTGACGCGGTGCTCACTAATGCATACAACTATTTTAAATTAACCAGACCGGCCGATATTCTCGCTGCCTCTGGTGTATCTTCTGCAACGTCCATACGATCCATCAGTTTTCAACCAACCATAGTAGCAGGGCAGGATTACACAGTCCCGGTTGGCGGCGAATTGATCCTGCACGACGGCACCGTAAAAACTGCGGGGACATACCAATGGCCAGCAGATGTATCATGGTGTTCTGTGCGTGGAACGTCGAGCACTTTCTTTGGTATTTCTGCGGTGTTTAGTTTCGTGTTTAACGGGGTGGTAAGAGCATTCACGGTCACGACCGAAACCGGCGATGACCTGACCTTTACAACCGTTGGATACAACGCCGCATGGACCCCGCCAAGCATCATAGCTGCTCTGCTCGCAGATGCCAACGTCACCTGGCGCAAACCGGACGGTACGACGTTCACCGGCAAAGCACCGGCAATGACAAATTTTTCACAAACAGGGCAGTATCGTTGTCATGTGACTGATTGGTCAAAGGCAACGGCATTAGGATTTGCTCCAGGCGCGCCACAGTCATTCGTTAGTCTGATTAATTTTGATGTGATGTTGCCGTATATGACCGGATTGAATACTTTGACTTTCCGGGATATGTCGTCGTTTTCCGGGGACGTTACTAACTGGGTGTTTCCAACGTCTCTCACTACTCTGCCAGCTCTGTTATACAACTGTGTAAATGCGGTCGGAAACATCACCGGGTGGCAGATTCCGGTCGGAGTGACAGACCTCAATTATTCTCTGACCGGCAATTCATATCTAACTGGTACGCTCCCTAATCTATCTCTGTGCGCATCTACAAGTTATGAAGTTATCTGCTACAACAGCCCGAATATATCAGGCGATTTGTCAACCTGGACAATGCGCACAAATATCACAAGATTCAGGTTCCATTATTCTAGGCTCACATACGGCACAGGTGGAGCGCTGCGCTCAAACGTGAGAAACGGGCTGATTTTCTCAATGGATAACTGCCTCTTGTCGAGCGCTGCAGTTGGGCGAATCCTTATCGATATAAACATGAGCGGGGCAACTGGTGTTGGTGGCTCAATAAACGTGAACACAAACGACGGTGCTCCGGATTGGGGAACCGAGGCTAGTCCAAGCGATGTAGCGTACGCGGTTGCTGATCTGATTTACAAAAATTGGACATCAATAACCGTAACTGGCGGAATCCCTGCGTGGGTTTCCGTTCTATAAGAAAAACAATAGGTGAAAATTATGTTCAATATTCCGTATTGGGTTGTAACTCGTCGCGGCCAAACAGTCTATCTCGGAACCCCTGGATTTCTCTGTTTTTATCTCACAACTTTTGGGGTGCAAAACGGATCTGTAGTTTTCTCTCCTCCCGTTGGCAGTCAAATTTTCCTCGAAATCTCTCACGACCTGATTCCGATCGGCACGAGCACCGAGGATGCTCAAACCATTTTGCGAGAATACATCGAGGGGCCAAATATAATCATCGAAGACGCTGCGATGTTCAAGCTGGTTTTTCCTGATTGGGAAGCTGACAAATATTATTACCACAATGCCCCTATGTCGGTCGGGATGAATGCGTTTGCAGCCATTGAGGACATGACCTCTGTCGCGGGGCAGTTGCCCCCTGATTTCCCGAATCTGTACTGGAAACCTTTGGAGCGTACTGACCTATACTGATATCCGGGAGGGCTACGGGGAAGCTATTGAGCATGGGTGACTGATACGAAACTAAACTGTTGCAAAACCATAACAAACTTTTGAGGCAACCATGAAAACACTCATCAGCCCCTTACTTCTCGTTCTCGCACTCACTTCGTGCGCGAACAACCAGCAAGCTACTCTTGAGTTAAAAACCGCGCAAGTGAAAATGCTCACCGAAGGCATGGCAGCCTGCAAGGACGACTCAGGGTGTAAGGTAGCCCTTACCGCATTCGTATTTGGCGGAGGCCTAGACATGCCCCAGGAAGCCGGTCCTGTGCAGTACGCCGCGGCCTTCCTACCCTATGCGAACCTTTTCTTGCAGGCCTACGGTATGACCCTTGGTGGGGGAGGCAGTGCGAGCGCCATGTATGTCAAGGGGAGCAACAACACCTTCATAGGATGGAACCGCACCTCGGCAGATCGCAGCAGTTCAGTCAGAGCAGACTTCGGTGTAGATATGACCAGTTACTTCAACAATAAGTACTACAGTCAGACCGGAGGCGACGGTGCCTCCACACTCGGAGACACGCAAAGCCCGTAACCCTAACGAACTAGGGAGGTGCTACAATGTCGCACGATCTAGGGAAGCCGATTGTCACTCATCCGCACGAGGATGAGCATGGTAACAGGAAGTGGAAAACTGACGAGTGCGCCAGAGCATGTATCAAAGGAAACAGGGAGGCGCATACGGTGGACATCTGTCCTCAATATGTGCAGAGATTGACCGCGGCGTACTGCGTGCCGGAGGAGGCAAGGGAGTGAACGACGACTATGGCCCGGCGCCGAAGAAAGAGCCGATCGTCGTGAGGGTCATCATCCCGCTCGAGAAACTGATAAAACTATTTAAAAAGTTGTGGAGGCGGAAATGAGCTGCTCTTGCACATTGCCCATCAGTTGCTGCGCGAGTTGTCCAGCCAACAGGCAGCAATACAGCACTCATGAGTTGATAGTACCTTTGGAGGTTGACCCACAGGTAGATTACGCAATTGATAGATGGTTTGCGGAGAACCAGCCAATCACTGGCAGGAAAGTTTATATCTCAACGAGGAATAGGACATGATACTCGATTTATTTAAAGCCTGGCAGGCTGGTCAAGAACTGGCAAACCCGGCGAAGTGGAAAAAAGGGCAGATTCTGACGAACCTCGTCGGCGCCGTCCTTCTCGGCCTCGTCTCGGCAATCAAGGCGAAATTCCCGGAGTTTGAGTTGCCGGCCGAGGTGCAGGACTACGCAGTGGAGGTAATCTGCGGTATCCTCGCGATCGTCAATATCTACATCACCAAGGCCTCTTCCAAGAAGGTGTGAAATGACCCAAAAACTGAAATTCATCCTGTCCGAGGCCTGGGCTTTCCTCCTGCCCTTCATTAAGATCCTCCTCGCCCAGAGCGGTAGGTTGTTGATGGCCGCAGCTCTTGAGGCCGTGCAAGCTGCCAGTACCATGAAAGGCGCCTCCGGCGCGGATAAGCGGGCAGCGGCCTTTGAGATCGTCAAGGCGAAACTCGCATCGCAAGGCGTCGAGATGGCAGCCTCAGTAATCAACTCGGCGATCGAGGCCGCAGTGCTGAAGATACGTGAAAACTGATTACTGCACCCTCGCTCCCGACCGGATCAAGTCCTACGACCTTGCCGGCTGATGTCTGCTTCACGACGAAGGGTACGAGGCTCGTACCGCTCCAAGGGCACAGGTTGACCAAGAGTTCCGGGAGTGAGTGATAAAGGTCGCCGGCAGGCTGATCGGCGAAGTGTACTACCTGGCAGTGCGGCTGTTCGGGTGGATATTTTGGCTTGGAGGATTTAAGGCGTGATCGACATCGTAAAGGACTGGTGGGGGCTGATACTCGCATTAACCGCACACGCTCTCGGAGGTGCATGGTGGCTTGGCAGGATGCAGAAAGATGTCGATAACCTCAAGGCCGGAAAGTATGTCGCCAACGAGACGTGTGCTGAACGTCAGCAGGTGCTCAAGGAGAGTCAGCAGGCTCTCAAAGAAAGCAATACAGCCCAGTTCGCCGCTGGAAATGCACAGTTTACCGAGATAAAGGCCTTGATAGCCGCAAACGATCAGGCAAGTCAGCATCGACATCAGGAAGTAATGAATCATCTACTCAACCTGGGGAGAAATGACCGTTGATGAACAAAAACCTCGAAGCGTTCCTTTGTACGATCGCTTGGGCGGAGATCGGCCCAGAAATGCTCGCTGAGTCCGACCAAGGCTACCGAATCCTTGTCGGCAGTCTTCCCGGCCGAGTGAAACTCTTCACCGACTACTCTGACCACCCCCGCAAAATGATGCGGCTCACGCCGACGCTTCGCTCGACCGCAGCCGGCCGATATCAGATTCTTATGCGGACCTATGATCATTACCGCGCTCTCCTAAAATTACCTGACTTTTCGCCTGCTTCACAGGATGCCATAGCCGTCCAACTTATCAAAGAGCGGCGGGCATTGCAAGATATTTATGATGGGAAAATTGTTGAGGCAATCGGCAAGGTCAAAAACATCTGGGCCAGCTTGCCAGGTGCCGGTTACGAACAAAGAGAGCACCGAATCGAGCCGCTCCTGATTGCCTACCGCGCAGCCGGAGGTACTCTCGCATGAACCTGGCCGACTTGTGGCGGAAGGTTTTACGACTCGAATCCGAGTTCCAACGAGACGACAGGAGGCTCACTCGTCGCGACCTGCGAGAGAGGTTTAAGCTCTGCGAAAGAGATGCCAGGTTCCTCTACGAGTGCCTTAAAAACCGCCAGATCATCGGCGGCAAGGACGCCTCGGCGACTGCCAGGACGGTCGACAACCTCAAGCGCACCAAGTCAGACCTGGCCGCTTCCCAGCGGGAAATCGTGCGGTTGCAACGCCAGATCGAAGTCCTCTCCGACATCCGCGAGCAACACCTGAATATCCCCAAGATGCTCCTGCCCGGCGCAGGCAAGAAGGGCGAGGTGATCGCCACTGCTGTGATGTCCGACGCCCACTTCGACGAGCATGTCGTGCCGGCTGAGATCGACTTCGTCAACGGCTACGACCGGGAGATCGCCAACGCAAGACTTGAGAAATACTACCGCTCAATCGTCCGGCTCGGCCGCGACTACTGCGGCGGTGTGACCATTGCAGGCCTCGTCCACCCTCTCGCCGGCGACCTCGTCTCAGGCATTATTCACGACGAACTGAAGGCCTCGAACTGCTACCCGATGTCCGAGACCCTCCTGCACTACTCGACCAAGATCGCCTCTGGCATTCTGATGCTCCTCGACTTTTATAAGGAGGTCTTCGTGCCCTGCGTCGTCGGCAACCACGGCCGGTTCACGCCGCATGTGGTGCATAAGGGCGCGGTCCAGGACAACTACGATTACCTGCTCTACAACATGATCGCCCGAGAACTGCAAGGCGAGAAGCATATCAAGTTCTTCATCCCGATCTCACCTGACGCCATTTATCCGGTCTACGGGACGAAATACTGCCTGACCCACGGCAACCAGTTCCGCGGCGGTTCAGGCTGGATGGGGCCGCTCGGCCCGGTCATGCGCGGGGATGTGAAGAAGAAAGGACGGCAGGCCGCAGTAGGCAAGCCCTATAACATCATGATCTGCGGTCACTTTCATAGCCAGCATACCCTCGGCGGCTGCATCATGAGTGGTTCGATGGTCGGTTACAGCGAGTATGCTAGCAACGGGAACTTCCCGTATGAGCCGCCACGGCAACCGTTCTGGCTGACGGACCCGGAGCATGGGGTTACCCTGTCGGCACCGGTCCATTGCAAATGTGACGACGAGCCATGGGAAAAAGGACTTAATGACTAAGCCGAACTACTTAGCTCTTGACAAGTACAAATTAACTAAGCACTGTTGTCGATGTAACAAAATCGCACTGGCCGACGGCACCTGGCTGCCGGCCATACTTGTTCGGATACGAGGTATCAAGGAGTCCCATGGGTTTTGTCCTGAGTGTTTGGCATGGCAGATGCGGCTGATTGAGGAGAGGAGGAGAGAAAAGTGCTGAAACAAAGCGGTGTCTACCAGATCGTCAACACGGTGAATGGCAAGCGATATGTGGGGAGTGCTGTATGCCTTAGAAAACGATGGTGGAACCATAGGGACAAGCTTCTCAAAAACGCACATAAATCTAAGCACCTTCAGTACTCTTGGAATAAGTACGGGGCCGACGTGTTTGTCTTTCAGCCACTACTTGTCTGCTCCAGAGAGGATGTAATTTTTTATGAGCAAAGAGCTATTGACCATCTCTCTCCTGAGTACAACACGGCGAAAATCGCAGGGAATACTCTAGGCGTGCGATGTAGCGAGGCAGCAAAACGAAAAATAGCTGCAGCGAACAGAGGAAGAGTGCCTTCTCAGGAAACGAGAGAGAAGATTCGCAAAGCTAATACGGGACAGCGAAGAACTCCGGAACAGAAGGTGAGGATCAAAGAGGCCCTTAGTAAGGTCGAATGGTCTGTGGAGCGCAGGGAACAGGCAAGAGAGCACATGGCAAGTCTGAATAAAACTCCAATGATGAGGGAACTGGTAGGCAGTAGAACCAGAAGTAAACCGGGCAAGGCCCCTATGACCCCCGAGAAATTAGCAAACATGATTGCGAGCCGAAAAGCCGCCGCCGAAGTAATAACGTATGGCGGGCAGTCGTTGCCGCTTATGGCGTGGTCCGATGTCGTAGGTATCCCATTGATGACCTTATACAAACGCAAAGAAAAAGGGTGGACTGTTGATGAGATGCTAGGCATACCCTTGAAAGGTTTTCGTAAGCGAGTAGCAGCATGATAGATTTCAACTACAAGGCCACTCCGACTATATCCAGGTTCATGCGCTCGAATGCGTTCCATCGAGCTATCATGGGTCCGATCGGATCGGCCAAGTCAACTGGGTGCTGTGTTGAGATCCTCCGGCGCAACCTTGAAATGCCTGCCTGGAACGACGGTAAAAGGTCGTCTAAGTGGGCAATAATACGTAATACCAATAAACAATTACGCGACACAACTCTTGCCACCTGGATGCACTGGATGCGGAAGCTCGGCACTTGGCATGAGTCGAAGATGACTTTCCGGCTGAAATTCGGCGAGGTCGACTCCGAGATTCTGTTTCTCCCACTCGATACTCCCGACGATGTAGGAAGGGTTCTCAGTTTGGAGTTGACCGGAGCATTTATCAATGAATTCAGGGAGTTGCCTGTATCTATGTTCGCAGATATAAAAGGCCGACTCCGACGGTATCCGAATCCGGTAGAGGTCCCAGAGGCGTGGTACGGAATGATTATGGACACCAACCCTCCGGAAATTGACAGCGATGCCTACAAGCTGATGGAACATCTTCCACAAGAAGAGGACAACGAGAATAGTATCATTGAGTGCGATACTTTCAAGCAGCCATCAGGCCTTTCGCCGGAAGCGGAGAACAGAGAGCACCTGCATCCAGACTACTACACAGACCTCGCCAAAGGTCAGACGAAGGCGTGGGTCGACACCTACATCCATGGGCTATATTCCCCGAGTCAAGCAGGCAAGCCGGTATATGCTGGAGTTTTTCGTCAGGACCGCCACGTTTCTCCGGTGCCGCTGAAAGCGGACCCTATCCTCCCGGTAATCATCAGCTTCGACTGCGGATTAACGCCGGCAGCAACCTTCAAGCAAATGAGCCTCGACGGCAGGGTGAAAGTTCTGAGGGAAGCCGTAGCTTTCGACATGGGCATGAAGCGATTCAGCCGGTCAATGCTCAGGCCGATCATTAAAAACTTCTTCCCAAATAACCCGCTGATTTTCATCGGCGACCCAGCCGGCAAGCGCAGAGCAGACTCGGATGAGTCGTCTGCGTTCAAGGTCCTGAAAGAAGACTACGACGAGGATGGGGCGATCGTTAAGGCGGCATCTACGAATGATCCGAAGGTTCGCATCCAGGCGACAGAGCAGATGCTCAGTCAGTATCCTGACGGGGAGCCGCTCATGGTCATCGACCCTTCCTGCAAGTACTACATCGAAGCGTTGCGCAGCAAATACATGTACCAGAAACAAAAGGCCCGAGGAGACTACGCCGACAGCCCAGCAAAAAATTCCTGGTCGCATGTGACAGAAGCGGGGCAATATGGTGACCTCTACCTCCTATCAGGCAAATACGACCCATCAGACCACGTTCGAGTAACCAACAGTCCGCTCGATCAAATATCAACCTACCGTCCAGCTCAACGCGAAGGATATTAACATGAACACCAGCACCCAGGAACTCATCAAACTCGGCGCCACCTTGAAGGGGCAACTCGATCAGTTCATCCATGATCGCAACTTCTGCGAGCAGCAGTGGCTGAAGAACCTCCGCCAGTACATGGGCAAGTACGACCCGGAGGTTGAGCGGGCCATCCCGGCCGAACGCTCCAAGGTCTACCCGCGGGACACCCGGGTCAAGGTTAAGGGCGGCGTTGCCAAGATGATGGAGATGATGTTTCCGAGCCAGGAGAAGAACTGGGAATTGTCAGTCTCGCCTAACCCATCGATCCCCAAAGAGGCGCTGCAGGAGATCCTGAACGTCCTGCAAGAGAACGAGGTTATGCTCGCTGACCAGGAGCAGCGGGCGCCTCGGCCTATTACAAGCGACGCGATCGAGCGTGAAGTCCGGGCCTTTGCCAACAAGCGCAAGGATAAGATGGAGGCGGAGATCGCCGACCAGCTTGCCGACCCCGGCATCGACTACCCGCAGTTGTGCAAAAAGGCCGTGCGAAGCGGCTACATCTATGGCTTCGGCGTCGCCCGGTGCCCGATGGTCCGGACCCAGACCGAGCGTGTGTGGGAGATGGACGAGATGCTAGGCACCTACGTTGCCAAGGAGAAGGCACTTCGCCGGCCCTATCTCGAGTACGTTCGCATCTGGGACTACTATCCGGACCTCTCGGCCAAGTACTGGGAAGACCAAGACATGGGGTTTGAGCGGTACGTACTCTCCCGCCACGACTTCCGCCAACTCGGCAAACGCGACGACTTCATCAAGGAGAACATCACTGAGTACCTGAAGAACAATCAGTCCGGCAACTATAAGGAGAAGGCCTACGAGGCGGAACTCCGGTTGCTGGACAAGACTTCCAATCTTGCCGATCGTACTGCCCGCAGGTACGAGGTTTACCGCGGCCTCGGCTTCGTCTCAGCCCACACCCTGCAAGCCTGCGGCGTGCCGGTAAAAGACTCTGAACTCGATCAGGACATCCTGGCCGATGTCTGGTTCATCGACGACGTAATCATCAAGGCCCAAGTCGCCAGCTTCGGCGACAGACACTCCGACCAGTACCATGCCTTTATCTACACCGAGGATGAGGACAGCGGCCTGACCGGCGTCGGCCTGCCCGAGGAGATCAGGGACTCGCAGATGTCGCTCTGTGCTTCAACCAGGGCACTCATGGACAACATGGCGGCAACCGCCGGCCCGATCCTTGAGGTCAACACTTCACTCCTGCCCAGAGGCAGGAAGACCATTGGTGCCGTTCACGCCTTCCAAGTGATCGAGCGAGAGGGCGACGGGCCAGAGGCCCAGTACCCGGCAGTCAGAGACATCAAGACCGACTCTCATGTGGGCGAGATCCTGAACATCATTGAGATGCAGCGCCAGCAACTCGACATCGAGAGCAATCTGCCGGCCTTCACCATGGGCGGGATGCAGCAGCCGCTCGGCGAAGCATTCAGGACCAGCAACAACATGTCAATGATGATGGGCGGGGCCAACATGGTGACGAAAGACACCGTCCGCGCCTTCGACAGGTTTACGACTTCCCTCTTAAACAGCCTGCTCCGGTGGAACATGGAGTTCAACCCGAACGAGTCCCTGAAGGGAGACTACCAGGTCGTTGCCAAGGGCAATCTATCGCTCGTAGCGAAAGAGGTCCGGGGCGCGGCCCTTGACCAGTTCGTCATGACCCTCTCGCCGGAGGAGCGGGCGATTCTCGACACCTACGGCCTGCTTATCGACCGCCTGAAGTCCCGCGATCTGCCGGTTGACCGGGTCCTGCCGAAAGAAGAAGCCACGGCTATCCTGCAGGGGATGCGTGACGCTGCCTCCCAGGCCTCTCAGATCGAGCAGGGCCTGACCCAGGCCAAGACCGAGGACACCGCGGCAGCCGCTCAGAAGAAAACGCTTGAGGCGCAGGTCCTTGCGGATTCGACCGAGGCGACGATCCAGGAAATTTTGTCGCGGGTTGAGAGTAATCTGGCGAATGCCAAATCGGCAGAGGATAAGAACCAGTTGGAGAACCTGAAAATGTTGCTGTCGACGGCAACTGAGAAGAAGGAGAAAGCTGATGCACGAAAGTAAATTCAAGACCATGAGGCACATAGAGACGGTTCGAAATTTCCTGAACGCAGCCGTCCGAGAGTTACTGCATCGCGGCGAGTGGCACGACCAAAGCAAGCTGCAAGCGCCGGAAGTAGAGGTGTTCGCCGAGTACACGGCCAAGCTCAGAAACTGCGCCTATGGATCGGAAGAGTATAAAGGCTTCCTACAAGGGATGCAGGTCGCCCTCGACCACCATTACGCTGCTAACTCCCATCACCCTGAGTACTTCAAAGGACCCTGTGTGCAGTCGCCGCTTGAGCAGATGACTCTCATCGACCTGCTTGAGATGCTCTGCGATTGGAAAGCCGCAACTCTCCGACATGCTGATGGTGACATCTTCAAGAGCATCCAGATAAACCAGGAGCGGTTCGGATACTCAGACGAGGTAAGGATGATTTTGTCGAACACGGCGAAGTGGCTTAACACTCGCAATGTGGAAAACTTCGCGGAGGAATCATGAAAATACCTGAGTTTCCTTCATACCAAACCCAAGTATGCAATAGCGGCGGGCGGCAGTACTCGGTAGCCAGGCTGATAACGCTGGCGAAAGACCTGCCTGTTATGGACATCCCGCTTGACCATATGAGCGTTTATACCAGGTACAGCGATCTTACGCTACGTGAGGTTGTAATGCACATGAAGACTGCCCTAGACTCCGATTTGTCCTGCCCCATCATCCTCGACGAAGATGGAGATGTGCTAGACGGCAGGCACCGGATAATGAAGGCTATCCTGCAAGGTGAGAAAACAATCAAAGCGGTGCGGTTCGACGAGAACCCCGAGCCGTGCCGGATACTGGAGGACTGATGGACGACCCACGAAAAGCAAAAACTCTTGGAGAAGCCTGCGACAATGGGGACGGCACATTCAGCGGGATAAACCTGCTGTCTTGGTTGTCCGAAGTGCTTAACCCGGGCAAAGGCCTGAGTGCGGAGGAGGTTCGCAAGATTGCGGACGAAGTGATCGCGAAGCGCAAAGGAGGCACGAATGCAGCCTGACAGAGAAACCGAAATCCTTGAAGCCCTGCCCGCTGTAGCCCACGAGCGAGGGGTAAAACTTCTGCTCGAGCTTTTCGCCCTCCGGCGAGAAAAACACCGGGACAAGCTGGAGAATAATGAAGATGCAACAATTCGAGGGAGGGCAAAAGAATGTAAGGACCTCCTCAATCTTTTCGGTTGACAACTTCTGTAACAATCTGATACAGTAATACATACGTACTATTCTTAGGAGGATTCCCTTACGATGGAAGATAATACTGAGGACGTAGGACTCACCGATTTCGATCTGGCCTTTGAGGCCGCTGCCGGCCTGGGAGATGGCGCCGAGGACACCGCCCAGGACGAAGGCACAGCCGATGTAGGAGCAGGTGAAGGCGAAGGTACTGCTGCCGCAGAAGGTACTGCTGCCGACACCGCCGCCAAAGAAGCCGCCGACAAAGCTGCTCAGGAAGCCGCTGACGCCGCTGCAAAGGAAGAGGCGGATAAGGTCGCTGCCGAGGCCGAAGCCAAGCGTGTTGCCGACGAGGCAGCCGCCAAGGATACTAAGCCGCCCGTCGTAGACCCGGCAAAGGAAGCGGCCGACGCCGCGGCCAAACTCGAAGCCGACCGCGTAGCCAAAGAAGCCGCCGACAAGGCCGCAGCCGACGCTGCTGCCAAAGAGCAGTTCACCGATGCGGACCAAGAGGTCCTCGCCCGAACTGCCGAGGATTTTCCGGATGTTGCCAAGGCCTTCGAGATTCGTGAGCGGGTCCTCCTTGCCAAGATCGAGAACCTGTTGTCCGGAAAACTCGGACAACTGACCTCTCAGTTTGAGCAAAGACTTGCTCCCGTTCTGCCAGTTGTGCAGGACTATGCGCAAAGCGCGTTCTCCTTGGCGATTACCAAGGTTCACCCAGATGCGTATCAGATACTCCCGCAGGTGGAGGCCTGGGTAGGTACTCAGCCTAAGTTCATCCAAGATCGTATGAACACCATTTTGGATGGCGGCTACAAAGGCGCTATCGAGGATACCATCGAATTATTTAGTGTTTTTAAAAAGGCCAATGTTGTTGAGGGCGCACACTCCGACGACCAGGCTAAGTTAGAAGCGGACAATGCTGCGAAAGCCGCAGCGGAGGCCGACCGTGAGAAAAAGCTGAAAGCTCAGGAAGGTGTCCGTAGCCGGCAGACAGCACAGAAAAGCAGCATTGACGAGAACGACTTCGAAGGAGCGTTCGCACTGGCTGCAAACTCGTAACCTACAGGAGGAATTGAATCATGGGTACTCAGACCGTAAGTGACATTGGCCTCAGAACTGCAGGCATGGTTGCAGCCGATCTGCTCAAACGTGCCGATCCCGCGCTCGTTATGCAGCCGTTTTTGCAGGCCAAGCCCATCCCGAAGAACTCTTCGGACACCGTTAAATTCCGGCGCTACGCGGCCCTTGCCGCCGCCACGACCGACCTGACCGAGGGCGTAACCCCTCCCGGCAGCGCGATCACCAGCTCCGACTATCAGGCGACACTCGCCCAGATCGGCGACTGGGTCGGCATCACCGATAAGGTCGCCGACACCCACGAAGACCCGATCATCAAGGAGTACAGTGACATCCTCGCCAAGCAGGCCGCTCTCACTGTTGAGACCAAACTGTTCTATGTTATGCGGGCCGGGACGAACATCTACTATGCCAACAGCAACCAGACGACCGATGTCAACACTCCGCTGACCAAAGCCCTGCAGCAGAAGATTACTCGCGGGTTCAAACGGCAGAACGCCTCCGTCATCACCAAGAAGTTGTCCAGTTCTCCGAACATGGACACCGTGAACGTAAAGCCCAGCTTCATTGCTTTCGTCCATCCCGATCTCGAGCCGACCATCCAGGCGATTGCCGGGTTCAAGGATGTGGTCGACTATGGCAGCATGACACCCTATCCGACTGAGATCGGCTCCGTAGGCGATGTTCGATACTTGACCTCCACCGTGTTCGAGGCCTGGGCCGATGCAGGCGGGGCCAAAGCCGGTTCCGGCACCACGATGATCTCCACCACCGGCGTCAATGCTGATGTGTACCCGGTCATCTACATCTCTGCCGACTGCGCAGCCGTCACCCCGCTGAAAGGCGCCACCGCGCTCACCCCGTTCGTTAAGAACCCGGGCGAGTCCCGCGAAGGCGATCAGCTTGGACAGCGCGGCTGGATCGGTTGGAAATCTTACTTCGCCGCTCTGATTTTAAATCAGTTGTGGGTAGCAGTTTGCAAGGTTGCCGTACCTGAACTGTAATCAATCGAGGGGCTTACGCCCCTCTTTCTAAGTCCTTGAAGGAGGAACACCATGGATTACACCGATAATTTTTTCCAGACCGGCGAGATCGCTGTTGCGAACCCGGCCGCTGCTGTCACCGTTACCCTCGGATGGGTGCCTCGATATATCCGGGCGTACAACGTCAACAACCTGGCGTCCTATGAGTTTTTCGAGGGGATGGATGCAGGCACCAGCCTCGACAATGCCAACCACGCCGATACCCAGAACTCTCTGAATGCCGCCGGGGCGATCACCCTGACCAGTAACGGCTTCACTCTGGGCCTCGACATCTGCGATACCGCTGCCGACGTAGTTTACTGGGCAGCCTGGCGCTAAGGAGGAATCATGGCTAAGACATGGGAAAAACTCCAAAACGTTGAGGTGGAGTCCTTGCGGACGGCGGCGCTGCTTGTCGGCGCTCCAGGCTCGGAAGTGCAACTCACTGCGACACCGGCGGAGTTAAACCTGCTGGACGGCTTGACCGCTACAACCACGGAGATCATCCAAGGCTGTGACCTTTCTACGCAGGTTGTGATGGCCCCGGGCGCAGGTTTTGCCGGCACCGGGACGCTGTATAAGGCCTCGGTCATTAAGCACGGCGATGTCATTAAAACCGAGATCATCATCGACCTGACCGGTGCAGCGTCCTCGACCACCGACCTCGACATCATCGGCACCAGCGGCGTATCGCACATCGGCCAGTTCACTGCGCTGAAAAACGGCACCTGCATGGGGGGGAAAATGACCTGTCTGGAAGTGCCGACAGGCGGGGTAGTAGACATCGACCTCTACGCGGCGACGGAAGGAACCGGCGCGTTTGACGGCGGCATCGGTGCCCTAGTTGAAACCGCACTGGTTACGGCCGGCGGCAACTGGACTCTCGGGTTGTCAAAGCCTCTTCTGGCTGATGTGGCTGCCAACAAGTACCTGTACCTCACTGGCGGCGCCGCCGGGACCGCGGCAGCCTATACGGCCGGGCGGTTCCTGATCGAAATCTGGGGCGTATAAGCAAGTCTCCTCGAGGGGAGGGTGCAGAGTCCCTCCCTTTCATT